TTTGAGAACCGGCGCCAGATTGGTGGCCCGGCTCGTGGGTTCTGGCAATTTGAGAAGGGCGGCGGGGTGGTTGGGGTTCTGACCCATCCGTCCTCTCGCAAGTATGCAGCTGACGTCTGTAGAGAACGGGGCGTTGAGCCTACCGCTGCTGCGGTCTATCCGGCATTGGAGCGCGACGACCTTCTGGCCTGCGCCTTTGCTCGACTTCTTCTGTTCACTGACCCCAAGGCAATTCCGGCCATCGGATACCCGTCTGCAGCTTGGGACTACTACGTACGCAACTGGCGCCCGGGCAAGCCGCATCGGCAGACCTGGGATGCGCTCTATGCGAAGGCCGTGGGGGCGGTGAGCTGATGGAAGACGTGACTGTTTGGGGCGTAGGTAGTGGCCTTGGCCTTCTGCTCCTGCTCGGCAAGATTGGATGGGACCGCTTCCTGTCGCCCGAGGCGAAAGCCAATGACGCGCTGGTGGCACAGCTCTCCGAGCGCATCACCGCCCAAGAGAACCGGCTGGTCCTGCTTGAGTCAGGACTGGATGAGGAGCGCAAAGCTCGCCGCGCCGCAGAAACAAAGGTCTACGAGCTGACCATGCGGGTAATGCGGCTGGAGTTTGAACTGAAGAAGCACAACATCGAAGTTCCACAGTGACCACGACCGTCTAGGGGACCGTCATGCGCTGCCTGTCTGTATTCCTGATGCTTTTGCTATCGGGGTGCGCAGGAGCGCGCCCGTCAGTTGAGCGGTACACCTACCGCATCGGCACGCAGGACGGCGGCCTATGTAGCGCAACAGCCATCGCGAAGGATGTGTTGCTTACTGCCAAGCACTGTGTGGGCGAGGCGGACACGGTTGTTTACATCGGCGACAAGCGGGTGACGGTTCGGCACATCGAGACCGACGCCCGGGACCACGCGCTGCTGTGGGTGGATAAGCGTTTCCCCGAGTGGGCCCAGCGCGGAGCAACCCCGAAAAAAGGTGATGCCCTCTCGTTCGTGGGCAATGTTGACGGGTTCGATCAGCTGTACCGCTACGGCCGCATGGCTGGGTGGTACGGCGGCGCCATGGTTCTGGACATCACCTGCGGCCGGGGTGACTCCGGAGCGGGCGTATTCAACGAAAGCGGCCAGCTGGTGAGCGTGGTGAGCGCGGTCTACGCAGGGCCGATCGTTCACTTCTGCATTTCCTACCCGCTGGCATTCAGCCCGCAGCAGTGGGCGCGTGTGTGATGGAGGCGTCCGGTGATCCCCTGGTATTTGAACCCGAAGGTCTGGCTACTGGCCGTCCTTGTGACCATTGCCGGTCTCTTGTACTGGCGCGGTGGTTCGGAAGCCAGAGAGGACAACCGAGGGCTTCGCCAGCAGGCCAAGGAGACGGCCAAGTCAAACGAAATCAGCCGTGGCACGCAGGAACGGATCGGGATTGAAGGCTATGAAGTCCAGAAGCGAGCCAAGGCCGATGACCGGTCACTGCGTGAGGGTGCTAACCCTGCTGCTCCTCCTGCCGATGATGGCGGGATGCGGGTTGCTGAGCAGGCACACAAAGCAGCCCTACGTGCCGCCTGCCGGGTGCGGGGAGAGAAGTCCTGCGATGGAGCCTCCGGCCCCTGAGAACACGACGGACTGGCGCATCTGGCGAGCCCTGTACGTGGGCGCTGTGTGGGCCTTCACCGATAGCGAGAGCAAGCGGGCGGCGACCGCCGACTGCCTGGACAAGCACCGATGAACAAGATGGACGCCAAGGGCGTCGAGTTCGTGGACGAGTGCCAGTCGGGCGGATCGTTCGGCGTTGCCCTGCGCCTGCTCGATGAGGGCAACGTGCACGTCATCTTCCGCAAGGTTCCGATGAGCGCGGTGGCCCAGCTGCTGCGCCAAGCCGCAGACATTTGCGACAGGCAGGCCGACACAGAGCGGCTCAACTGAGGGATAGATATGGCTGACAAGCCTAGCGGCGCTCGGAACTTCTTCGGGCGCGTGGTTGACCGCATCCTGCCGGGTACGAACTACAACCGAGATACGGGACAGTACAGCAACGTTGGCACCGGGCTAGCTGGCCTGGGTGCTCGCCTGATCGCCACATCATTTGCGGGCCCAGCTGCTGGCGCACTGGTTGGCAAGGCAGCCGGGTATCTGATCGACCGCAATGGCAATCAGATCGGCCCTGTGCAGCGAGAGGGCATTGCCGGGCCGGGTGGTGTCACCACTGGATACACGGGCGCGGTAACCATGCCTAACGTCAGCAACCTTGGCCTTGGCGCCCAACCCCCAGGCGGCACATGGGCCGGATACCTGCAGGGTCAGGGCTCGGTCAACAACTTCGGCAATCAGAACTTCACTCGCCCGGGTGGTGCGCTCACCAACTGGGCGCCTGCCAGCACGTGGGGCCAGAGCATCCAGCAAGGGCAGGGATCGAACCTCAACTTCGGCAACTACTCGCCGGGCGCTAGTGCAGCTAGTGGCGGTGCAGGCCGCGGTGGTGCCGGCGCAGGAGTGGGCGTTAACAGCGGCGCCCGTAGAGGCGGCGGCAATTCGGTAGGCGATGCAGGCGGCGCACGTAGCGCTTTCTGGCGCAAGGCATACGAACAGAACTAACCACAACGGAGCAATAGATGCCGACTTGGCTGAATCAGAAAGAGATCGTTGTCATCAAGACGTTCAACGGCTGGGCAGTGGGTGCAGACAAAGGTGCAGATGCCCGCGATTGCGTGGCATTTGAGACTTGGGATGCCCTTGTCTATTGGTTGAACGCGAACTGGGGCAATCCGGCTCCGTAAGCGGCATAACCGCAACAGTCGAAAGAGGAAGAGAACGATGGGAAAGCTGGTTAGCGCAATGGCGGTTGATGGGCCACTCATTGGCGGAACTCTTTACATTCCAGAAGACGGTCGATGGACACATACGCATCCCACTACTGAAGGTGTGATTGCCTCATTCGAGGTGTGGTCCTACATCCCACGAAAAGTAACTGAGTGGCTATGGGTGGCCGTAGCAACGAAGAGGGACTGCTACGAGATGCATTACCTGGAACCGGTCTTAATCAGGACGGATGTTTTGAATAAGACATCACAAGCCGCGCTTCATGGCGGCGCACCTAAACCTGAATGAATTAAATCAAGGATTCACATATGGCACGCGGAGGCGCGAGGCCCGGCGCTGGGCGACCTCCGCTGGCTAAGAACAAGATCCCCATGGCAGCCAAGGCAATGATTGAAGAGGTTGCCATGGGGTTGGGCGGTGCGGAGCGGATGTTGGCTTGGGTCAAAGAGGACTCGGGCAACGAGAAAGCGTTCTGGACTGCGATCTATCCGAAGCTGCTCCCCTTGCAAGTACAGGGGGACAAAGACAACCCCCTTATCAGTGGAATTGTGGTGACCCTTGTACAGCCTGAGCATCCAGATTCCTGAGAAGCTCGGGTTTCTGTTCCAACCGTATCGCTACAAGGTAGCCCACGGCGGGCGAGGGTCAGGCAAGAGCTGGGGATTTGCGAGGGCGCTGCTGGTACTGGCGGCGAAGACCAAGCTTCGCGTTCTGTGCACCCGAGAGGTACAGAAGTCCATCAAGGACTCGGTGCACAAGCTGCTGGCCGATCAGATCGAGGGCATGGGCCTTGGGTCTGTGTATACGGTCGAGCAAGCCCGGATCTACAACGCGCTGGGTAGTGAGTTCATCTTCGCTGGCCTGAGCGATCAGACCGCCGAGTCGATCAAGTCCTATGAGGGCGTGGACATCGTGTGGGTTGAGGAGGCGCGCAACGTCTCCGACCGGTCCTGGCAGATCCTCATCCCGACGATCCGAAAGCTGGGGTCGGAAATCTGGGTGACGTTCAACCCGGAGCTGGATACGGACGCGACGTATGTCCGGTTCGTGGCGAATCAGCCGACGAACTCGTACGTCATCCAGATGAACTATGAGGACAACCCGTGGTTCAAGGACACGGAGTTGGTTCAGGAGCGCCTGGACGACCAGCGCACGCTGAAGGACTCGGATTACGCCTACAAGTGGCTGGGCCGCTGCAAGCCTGCGGCTGAGGGTGCCATCTATGCCGATGAGGTAGCGCAGGCGGTTGAACAGGGGCGCATCACCAATGTCCCCTACGACCCACGCTTGAAGGTGCACGTCATCTTCGATCTTGGCTGGAACGACGCCATGACGATGACTCTGGCCCAGCGCCAAGTGTCTGAGCTTCGGGTTATCGAGTACATCGAGACCAATCAGAAGACGCTGGACTGGTGCAGTAACGAGCTGAAGTCTCGAGGTCACAACTGGGGATCGCTGTGGTTGCCACATGACGGTGAGCATGGCGACTACAAGACCGGCCTATCTGCCAAGCAGATGATGGAGCGCATGGGTTGGGACGTGCAGATCGTCCCGAACTACCCCGGAGCGCTTGAAGACGGCATTCGCAAGGCCCGCATGGCGCTTCCACGCACCTACTTCGACCGCGAGAAGGCATCGCGCTTGGTGGAGTGCCTGCGGCGCTACAGGCGGCATAAGCCCGCCACCACTGGCGAGCCGGGTCGGCCGATCCACGACGAGTTCAGCCATGGCGCTGACGGCTACCGATACCTGTCCGTGATTGCGGACCAGCTGACCAATGAGACCTGGGGCAGCGGCCCTCTCACTTACCCGAATCTTAGGACCGCCTGATGCGTGATTCTGAACTGTGCGCGCTGATTGACCGTCAGTGCGACAACGGCATTGGCGCCGATAGCCTGTTCTCGCAGCAGCGTGAGCGGGCGATGGAGTTTTACCTTGGCGAGGCCAAGGGTGAGCTGGCTCCGCCGACCGTAGATGGCCGTTCGCGTGTCGTGTCCAAAGACCTGATGGATACGGTCGAGTGGGCGATGCCCGGGATCATGGAGGCGCTGACTGGCGCCGACGACGTGGTGACGTTCAAGCCGCGCCGCCCGGGTGACGAGCAGTCGGCCGAGGATGCCACGTCCTACGTCAACCACGTGATCTACGAGGAGAACGAGGGCTTCATCACCCTCCACGACGCAATCAAGCAGGCCCTGATTGCCCGTATGGGCGTGGTCAAGGTGTGGTGCGACAAGTCGTGGGAGGAGGAGGAGGAGCGCTACGAGGGTCTGTCCATCGCCGAGGTGCAGGCGCTGCAGAACGACCCCGACATTGAGGTGGCCGAAGTCATCCCCTATGGCGAGCAACCGCCTGCTGGCATGGCTGAGGGCATGCCGCCCGAGCTGGCCGTTGAGTTTGAGGTGGTCGCCAAGCGGAAGGCCGAGAAGGTCAAATTCCGCGTTGAAGGCGTGCCGCCCGAAGAGTTCCGCGTTAACAAGGACGCTCGCACCCTGGAGTCGGCCGAGTTTGTGGCCCATGAGGTCGAGCGCACTGCCTCAGACCTGATCTCCGAGGGCTGGCCGAAGGACGAGGTTAACAAGCTACCCCGTGGCCGAGCCTATCGGTACGAGGGCGATGAGCTGGCCCGTCACGACTATGACGGCAGCTGGGATTACAACGCCGACGATGGCGACAAGAGTCAGCAGAAGATCATCGTCACCGAGGCGTACATCCGCGTTGATACCAACGACGACGGGATCGCCGAGCTGCGCCGTGTGGTCAAGGCTGGCACGTACATCCATGAGAACGAAGTAACCGACGATCATCCCTTCGCGCTGGGTACGCCCATCCTGATGCCCTACAAGGTAATTGGCCTGGGTCTGTACGACTTGGTTGAGGACCTGCAGCGGATCAAGACGGCCCTGAGCCGTCAGGTGCTGGACAACGTCTACCTGACCAACAACCCCCGCACTGAGGTGCTGGAGGGGCAGGTAAACCTCGATGACCTACTGAACCCGCGACCGGGCGGCATTGTCCGGGTTAAGGCTCAGGGGGCCATGCGTGAGGTCACCGTCCCGTTCGTGGCAGAGGCTGGCCTTGCGGTCATGCAGGCCATCGATCAGGTCCGCGACACCCGTACCGGCGTAACAGAGGCCAACTCGGCGATGACCGCCGATAGCCTGAGCAAGAGCAATGTCGGCTCAGAGGGCGTCCAGGCGCTCATGAACAGCGGCGCCCAGCGCATCCGCCTGATTGCCCGCGTTTTGGCTGAAACGCTCGTCAAGCGCATCTACAGGCTCGTCCTGAAGGAAGTCACGCAGTATCAGGACCGCCCGGCACAGATCCAGATCAACGGTCGCTGGCTGGAGGTCAACCCGCGCGAGTGGAAGAACGGCTTCCACTTGCGGGTCAATGTTGGCGTGGGAACCACCGAGAAGCGCCAGCAGATCGCCAACCTGACGATGCTCGGCGAGGCGCAGGGCCGGTTGATGGAGGTGGGCATTGTCACCCCCGAGAACCTGCTAAACACTGCCACGGACCTCGTAAAGGCCATGGGCTACCACGAGCCGGAGCGCTACTTCAGTCCGCCGCAACCGCCGCAGCCCGAAGGCCCTCCGCCCGAGGTGATGCTAGAGCAGATGAAGCAGCAGGGGCGCATTCAAGAGATCCAGATCAAGGCGCAGACCGATATCCAGGTCGAGCAAATGAAACAGGAGGCGCAGGCTCAGCAGGCTCTGGCCGAGACCCAGCTTGAGGCGCAGCGCAACGAGCTGGATCGTCAGGCGCAGGCCAATCAGGCAGCCCTCAAGCTCCGGTACGACGCGGAGCTGGCCCATTTGAAATTGCAGTACGAGGACGCCGACCGCGAGCGGGAGCGTGAATTCTTGCGCTGGAAAGCCGAGCTGGATGCTTCCGTGAAGATCGAGACGGCCAACATCTCCAGCCACTCCAAGGTCGAGAACGCAGCCACTGCGACGGCTACTGGTGAGATCGCCAGGGAGGTGCAGCCGTGAACGACAAGGCCGAGTTTGAGATTGCACGCGGCGAGCGGGCCAACCAGCTGCTTACCGACCCGTTGCTGGTCGAGGCGTTCGAAATCGTGGAACAGGAGTTGACCAGTCAATGGCAGAACAGTCCGGTAAGAGACGCGGAAGGCCGCGAAAAGTTGTTCCTGACGCTCAAGTGCTTGCAGAAGGCGAGAGCACACCTGACATCGGTACTGGAGACCGGCGTCATGGCGAAAGCCACGCTGGCCCAGCGCGCTGGGCAGACGTTGAGCAGCTACTTCAGTCGATAGAGGCCGAACACGGCATGTTCGGTCGCATCACGGTCCCGTTTGACCAGTTTCCGGCCGTCTACGTGAGGCCATCGTTCGGTTGCCCGGTAGTCCGTGGCGACAAATTCACTGTCCTGCTGTGCACGGGAACCCTGATCGGTTAACCCGTCCGCAGATGGATCACCAAAGCCTCCGAAAGGGGGCTTTTTTTATGGGAAATCACAAATGAGTCAACCTGAGAATCAGGAACTCGCCAATGAAAACGGCGAAGTCTCCAACGATGGCGCCGTGATGGCCGCCCTGCTGGCAAAGGGTGAGTCAGAGGCCCCCGAAGAGGAAGAAGGGCAGCCGGAACAGGCGGAAGAGAGCGGTGAGCC